CGGGTTCTGCTGGCTTCGGATCGCCCGTTGCTTCTGGCGGCGTGCCCGGCGGTTTAGGATCGTCAGGGTCCGGTTCTTCGCCGGCGGCTGGTTCGGTGGGTTGTCCTTCATCGGCAGGCTCCTTGGGATCCTCGCCCTCTTTCGAATCTTCCTCGCCTTCCTCTTTCGCCTTGGGCGGGATGGCCTTGGCGATTGTTTCAATCTGTCGAGCGATCTCCTGTCTTACCCACTCAGCCCCGATGCCCATGTCGTCCTCAGGGAATGCGCCTTGGAGACTCATGCCTTGCACCAGCCCTTTCACTTGCGCGGCCTGTGGAGCCAGGGACTTCATCAACGCTTCCGAGATCGGTCGATCGGCCAGCTTCCCGCGGTCCAGTACCTTGCGGAGGGCTTCCGGGTTCATGCCGATGTCGCAAATCGACCATTCGATCATGTCGGATTCTTCGATGTCGAGCCCGATCATGCCGCCGTCGCCGTACCGCTTCATGGCCTTGATCGGCTCAATGTGGATGCTAGCCGCACGGAGTACCTTTTCCTCTACCAGCCCGAAAATCTGCATCGCCTCCCAGTTGCTCTGGGCGAAATAGCACGTCGCCTCCGTGCCGGCTTCCTTGCGTTTGACGGTCAGTTTGCCGTCTCCGTCTTCGCTCTGGCCGATCGGGAAATTGAGCGTCCATCCGTGGTTGTAATGGACCACGGGGTTGGTACGGTAATTGTCGAGTTTGATTCCCATCTGCCGAACCACGTCGCGGGTGCGATCTTCGGCCGGCGTGCTGATGATGAACGTGGCTGCGGCTTTGACCACATCGACTTCCAGCGGCCCGTAGGCTCCCACGGCCTTGGCGATGACGCCGCGAGTCGGATGCAGGCTGACTAGCCCAGCGTCCTTCCGCGTGTTCAGGATTTCGGCGTAGTTGAGTTTCATGGGAAACGAAAAAGGCCGCGACCCGTCTGGTAACGAGTGCGGCCTTGAGTATGGCTCGGGGCCTGATCGATGATTTAGTGCCGTTCCCGCGAATCCTTCACCCGTTGCGGAACGCCGTTGACGAAGCCCACCGTGACCGAGATTTGACCCGTTTTCGTGCCGGTTTCCATCTCGGCGAACACCTCGCGAAGCCGCTGAATGGCCTCGCTAAGTCGTTGGGCACCAACTGCCTCACCATTGGGCTGTCTCGGGGCAGTATAGGCGGGCTTTCGGATTTGTGTCAAGTTGACCGCCGTTTTGGTAGTGATGCCACGATCGCCATTATGGAACCCTCCACAGCACTCGGCATCGACACACGGGATGCGCCGGCGGGTTCAACCCATTCGTTGGCTTCCCGTTCCGATCCTTGCACACCGGGCAAGCATCTTCGTCCTCGATTTGCCAGTACGGGACCAGCAGCCTGCCGATTCTAGCAAGTTCCGCGGCCGCGAAGACCTCCCCCCAGGAAATCGATTCGGTCGTCTCAGTAACGCCCGCGGCGTCGGCTCGCTCCTTGCTGAACACGTAGGACAGGTCGTCCAAGTCGGTTCCGGCCTGAACACCAGCGGCCACCGCTTGCTGCGTCGTGGTCGCCATGGCCCCGGCCATCCAGTTCGCCCGCCGCGCGGCCCATTCCCTGGCACGCTGCTCAGGATCACGCAGTTTCCCACCATGCTCACCGACCAGTTGCTCTGCGGCTTCCAGGTACACGGCGGCGAGTACAGGCGTCAGTTCGCGGCCAAGGTTCGCCGACCAGTTGAGCCAGTTGACGGTCTCGCCGGCGCGGAGCGTGGCTTCTGCCTCATCCAGATAGAAGTAGATCAGGAGGGCTACTCGGTCCTCGTGCTCGGTACGTGTCAGGAGGTCGGGCATTATGGATAGCCGTTCCACGCCTTGTGGCCGTTGCTCTTGCCGTTGAGCTGGAATCGCGGACCTTGCGGAAGCGTCTCCGTCTCGCCGACCGGAAGTTGCAAGGACGGCGCCGTTTCCGTCGGTTGCTCGGTCGGCATTTGGAATCCAAGCCCGCCGCCGTTCAGGTTGATCCCGCCTGAAAGATTCACTCCAGATTGCGGCGTCGGCTGTCCGGCCCATTCATCGCCGTCTGGAGCCGGAGGACGTCCACGCAGGCTGCGAATCTCGTTCTTTGTGATGGCCTTCGCATTCACGTCGGTCGCGATTTCCGCGTTCAACAGTTCTGGGTCGTTCACCTTTTTGGCCTCGATCTCAACGGTCAGGCCCGTTCCGAACTCCGGTGCCAGACGCTCGGTATCCTCTTCCGCGAAGAGTGTGAGAATCGGTTGCACTGCCAGTTCCACGAATTGCTTCATCTTGGCGTGGTAGCTCGCGTACGTGTCGGCGTCGATCTTTGGCGCGCCGTGCAAGGCCATAATGGCGTCGCGGTATTGATTGAACGCTTCTCCGTACACCATGTCACGCGGCGTCGTGCTCAGGACTTGGGCCTTCCCCTGAAGCAGCATGACCTTGCCGACCTTATCGGGACCGCCGTATTTTTGGGCGATCAGTTCGGCGTACCGCTCAGCAAGTTCAGGGTTCCAATCCACACTGGTCGACACGTCGATCGCCAGGCTCGGGTCGGCACCGTTCTTGAGCTGCGACCATTGAGCGATGCCGACCTGCGTATCCCCGTCGATCCATCGTGCCCCGCGGGAGGTCGGCGAGGCACAATCGTCCACGTAGAGCGGGTGCGGCCAGTCGATGACCTGCGTTTGCTCGTAGGGGATGACCTTGCCGAACGCATAGGTCACGCCGCCGAACATCTCCACGAAGCCCTGCGCGTCGGCCGCCCAATGACTCCAGGTCGGCTGAATCCGCCAACCACCTTGCGGCATGTCGTTCGTCGGCTGAACTGGCGTGGCAATGGCCGTTGGAATCACCAGCCGCATGACCGTCCGCCGCATCGAAGCGTCCAGTCGGCCACCGACGTTTGGTACGTTCCAGATGATGCACTTGCCGGTAAGCTGGAGCTGCTGCACGCAGCGATAGCGGAAGCGTCCGCCGCTTTCCCAGTGATTTGGGCGCTTGAGCAGCTTGACCAGTTCATGCGTCTCCGGCATCTCGCGACTTTCGTCCTGCGTCGTGTACGCCTTGGTGCGCCGCTTCCGCTTCGTGGCTGGCGAGGCGTCCTGATAGACCATTACGTCGGCCTGGAGGGCCTGTAGGCAAAGCTGGTGGATGGCCACGCCGTTCCAGTGGTGGAACTGTTCGGACTCCTTGCGGTGGTCGCTGGACCACGAGCCTGGAGTACCTCCTGCGAGTGCGCGGAGGACGAATCCGCCCATGCGTTTTGGGACGAATCGGCGGAGCCAGTTGAGTCCGAACATCACGCGATCCCCACCACGAATTGCCGCTTCATGGCCAGTTTATTGAATGCCCCGCTCGCCGCGTCCGCCTGATCGTCATGCGTACCGTTCGGAGCGATGCAAAGCTCGTCAATGAACACCGAGTTCCATTGTCCTCTGACCAGACGCACGTTCCCGCCCTCGCATTGTGCTGCAAAGGGCCGCCAGCGGGTTTGCTTCTCACCCGTGACACGTTCCGACTTCACATGATGACCTGCCAACTGCCGAATCGTCAACTCCGCGGACTCTTTACCGCCGCTCCCGGGCTCCTCTTCGACCCAGACAGTGACCTTGCCAGGATACCGCGTGGCATCCAAATCAGCCGTTTGCTGGATAATCCGGTTTCGCTCCAATGCCGACCATTGGCCGCGAACTACGTCCACCAGGTAGAACAGCCCTTCGTGTTCCGCGATTAGGCATCCTACCGAGTAATCGCCGCCTCCTTGCGTGCCGGCCTTGTCCCAATAGCGTACCGCCTTGCTGGCGAGCGCCGGGGCCTCTGGGACCATCTGGAACCAGGGACGTTTGAAGATCAGGCCCCCCTCAGGCGCCGGGCGCTGCTGGTAGAGGGCCGACCACCAATACGAACCGATGTTGCGGCGAATCCTGTCCAACGCTGCAATCGAGAAACGTTCGGGCCAAAGTGCGGTTCCGTCGTCTCCAATCGCCGGCAAGATGACCTTGCGCCACGGATCGCTCGCGTCCTCATGCGCCTGAATGCGGCCCGTCAGATCGTCCTCATTCCAGCGTGTTTGGATCACGATCAAGACCCCATCCGGTTCCAGCCGCGTGTACGTCGTTGACTGCCACCATTCCCAGTGCTTGTTGCGGATCGTTTCGCTGGCAGCTTCCTCAGCGTTCTTGACCGGATCGTCCACGATCAGCAGGTCGGCGCCCTTGCCGGTGATCGATCCGCCGATGCCGGCCGTTTGCATACCACCCAGGCGACCGGCGATGTCCCAACGTGCCTTCGCATTGCTATCGGAACTAATGGCAACTCGGAACATCCAACCGTGTTCGCGGATCACTTCCTTGGCCTTCGTTCCCCAACTGGACGCGAAGTCGGCTTCGTAACTCGACAGGATAACTCGCTTGTCTGGAAACGTGCCAAGGAACCATGCGGGCAGATACTTGCTCGCCATCTCCGATTTTCCGTGCCGCGGTGGCATGGAGATAATCAGGCGGCGAATTCCGTCAACCCCCGCGACCGTGTCCGTGATCGCTTGGTCGAGCGTCCTCAAGTGCGGGGC